GACTACGCCTACGATACCGCATTCGACTTTGCGGCAACGATCGGATGGGGCTACTGGCGCTTGCGCACCGACTACGTGAGCGAAGATTCAAGGCTCCAGGATATCTTCATTGATCCGATCGACAACCCCTTTACCGTGTCCTTCGATCCGCACAGCAAACTGCCAGACGGCTCGGACGCGGAGCAGGCGCTGATTACGGACCTGATGCTGAAAAGCGTGTTCCGCAAGCAGTATCCTGACGCGCTTGAATCGGGCTTCAACGAAAACGGCGCGGGCAACAACGACCCCGACTGGATCACGGACCATGAGATACGCCTGGCGGAGTATTTCTACGTTGAGCGCGTGCGCGCGAGATTGGTTTATCTCTCGAACGGGATGAACATATGGTCGGACCGACTGCCAACAACCGACGTGCTCGCCGCCGCCGGCCTCACTATCCAGGGCGATCGCCAAAGTTTCAAGCGCACAGTGAAATGGTGCAAGCAATCGGCATTCGAAATCCTTGAGGAAAAGGAATTGCCGGGGCGCTGGATTCCAATCGTGCCGGTTTATTGGACGAGCGTCATCATCGACGGCAAGCGCATCCTGCGCGGATTGGTGTATGACGCGATGGACCCGGCGCGGATGAATAACTATTGGAAAACTGCCATTACCGAAGTGCTCGCGCTTGCGCCGAAGGCAAAATGGCTGATTGCCGAAGGGCAGGACGAAGGACACGAGAACGAATTCAAGAACGCGAACCTGTCCGCCAATGCGGTATTGCGCTACAAGGTGACGGATGTTGCCGGGCAACCTGTCCCCGCACCACAGCGCATCCAGCCGGAACCGCCGCCGCAAGGATTCATTGAAGCCGCGTTCATGGCGAGCCAAGATTTATCCCGCGTGATGGGCGTATTTGATCCGGCGGTACGGGGCGGCGCGCAACATAAATCGGACAAAACATTGAATGCGGAGCGCGGGCAATCTGAAAACACGAACTTCGATGGCTATGACAACCTCACGCGCAGCATCTGCCATTCGTGGCGCATCATGCTCAGTTATTTCCCGGTGGTGTACGACACGCAGCGCGTGGCGCGCATCATCGGCGAGGACGGGCGCGATGAACTCATCACGCTGAATCAGAAAACGCAGGCGCAGGACGAGCAGGGCAATGCGATTGTCAAAGTGCTAAACGATGTCACCGTCGGCCAGTACGATGTGGTGATGCAGACCGGGCCTGGGTACGAAACCAGGCGCCAGGAGGGCGCGTCCGCAATGCTTGAACTGCTCAATACGCCGCTCGGCGAAAAGATTGCCGCTACCGGCGATGACTTAATCGTGCGCGAGATGGATTTCAATGGTGCTGATCAGATTGCCGACCGCCTGGCCGCCGCCAATCCGTTGGCGCAAATAGATGAAAAAGACGATGTGCCGCCGCGCGCCCAAATGCAGATAAAGGCATTGCAGCAACAATTGCAACAGGCCGGCCAGCAGATGCAGGCGATGGCACAGGAATTGAAGTACAAGGGCCAGCTTGAGCAAATGAAGCAGGATGCGGCCACGCGGCGCACGCTGATTACCGCGACCACGGCTGCGCACGATACCGAGACATGGGCCGCGCAGGATACGCGAGAATCGGACAAGGACAACGCGACGAAGGTGCTGATCGAGGAAATGAAGGCGCAAACTGCTTTGCTGCTCGCGCGCATTGACGAGCGAACGGCAGACAAAGCGAGCGCGGCGGCCGATAGGAGCGCGGTGCAATGACCGCGTGGTAACTGCATAGGAACCACGTAGGAACCACGGAGGAAGCAGATGGCTGACCCGGCCGAAACCACGCAAGAAGCGCCTGCCCGCATCGGCGCAGTCGAAGGCAAACCGGACGTGACGCTCGTCACAAGCGAGAACTTCGACGCTTTCGTCACGCAGCAACTCGGGCCGCCGGCCGGTGTGACTGCGGACGAGAATCCAGACCCCGAAGCAGAGGGCGCTGCGGCGCTGGCAGAACTTGATGCGAAGAAGGCTGCTGACAAAGCAGCGGCGGAGCAGCCAAAGGAAGGCGACGAAAAGGACGGCAAGGTCTTTTTCAAGGGCAAATTCGTTGGCAAGCAGGACTTCGGCTACCGGCTGCACCTGAAAGAGCAGGAAATCCAGGCCGCGACCTCTGAAAAAGTGGCGAAGGCGGCCAAGGATGCCGAAGATGCCCGCGCAGAAGCGGTCAAGGCGGCAAAAGAGCGCGACGAACTGCGCGCCAAGTACGAGCCGCCGCGATCCACTGAAATCGGACCGGAACCGCAGCCGAGCCAGTTCACAGACATGGCCGAGTATGCGAAAGCGCTGAAAGAATGGGCCGGCCAGAAGGCGTTAAACGAGGCCAAGGCAGCGCGCGAGACGGAGCAGGCTACCAAGGCGCGCGAAGCGCTCGTAAAGGCGTGGAATGCCCGTATGGAGGCCACCAGGACGGCAATCCCTGACTTTACGGCAAAGATCGAGGCGAGCCCGTTGCAGGTGTCCGACCAGATGCGCGACGCGATCATCGAATCCGAAGTCGGGCCGCAGATTCTGTATCACTTTGCCGAGCACCCTGAGGTTGCCGAGGCGATGGGCAAGCTCAGCATCAAGGCAATGCTGAAGGAATTCGGCAAACTGGAGGACAAAATCGGGAGCGCGGGCAAGCCGCAAGCCAAAAGCGGAAACGGCGCTGCGGGCGCTGCTACCGTGGCGGAAATCAGCAAGGCGCCAGCGCCGATCAGTCCACTAAAAGGCGGTTCTGCCGTGCCTGGGCTGAAATTCGATGCTGCTGGCAACTGGCTTGGGACGCCTGAGGAATGGGCCGCTGCCAGACGCTCGGGCAAGATCAAATAAGGGAAATTTGACAACTATCCCGCATAAGCGTACGTTTATCCGCAACATTTCGCCAGCCTGAGCGCAACCAGGCCAGCCAACCGACTGTAATCGGGAACACCTCGCCCGCTTCGAGTCGTCATCCGAAGCCGCCTCGCCAGCGTCGCAGGCGCCCATGAAGTCTCCACGAGATTCAGAGACACGGTGCAACGCCGTTCTTTTTCGTTTTACGGAGACATCCATGCAAACGCTGTTGAAATTGCTTGCGCCGCTCGGCGCGTGGCTCGAATCGTACGCCGCGTGGAGCGGATTGCAGTTATTCGCCGTCGATACGCTGCTCACGATTTCCATGATTACGAACGAGGCGCTCATGGTGCTTCAGAACGAACTCACGTTCACGAGCAAGGTGACGCGCCAGTACGACGATTCGTTCGCCATCGACGGCGCGAAGATCGGCGATACGCTGAATGTCAGGCGGCCGCCTCGATTCATCGGCACCTCAGGGCCGAATCTGAACGTGGAGGACTTCAACCAGACGAGCATTCCGCTGGTAGTGGGCGATCCGACGAAATATGGCGATCAGTTCCACGTCGATGTGGCCTTCACGACGAAAGACCTGCGCCTGTCGCTTGGCGCATTCAGCGAGAACGTGATCGTTCCGGCTGTCGCGGCAGTTGCAAACCGCGTTGACTTCATCGGCCTGCAAATGGCGAAAAATTCCGTCGCCAATATCGTAGGCGTGCCCGGTACGCCGCCGACTTCGCTCCTGACCTACCTCACTGCCGGCGCGTTTTTGACGGCTGAGGCGACGCCAAAGGACCGCACCAGGACCGTGTGCATTGAGCAATTCACCAGCGCGACTATCGTTGATGCGCTCAAGGGCCTTTTCAATCCGCAGGACAAGATCAGCAGCCAGTACCGCAGCGGGCGTATGGGCACGGACTCCGCGGGGATGGAATGGTACGTGGATCAGAACATCAACAATCAGAACTTCGGCTCCTGGGCGGGCGCTGCGGCATCAACCCTGACTGCGCCTTCAACCACGTTCGGCATTGGCGCAGGATGGGCCGCAACGAGCACTTTCGTTCTGACCGCCGGCGCCACGGTCACGCTGCGCAAAGGCGATATCGTCAGCTTCGCCGGCGTGTTCCCGGTCAACCCGCAGAACAGGCAAATCTACGGGAGCAAGCCGCGCACGTTCGTCGTACAGAACGACCTGACGATTACTGGCGCATCTACCGGCACACTCACGGTTGCACCTGCGATCATTTGGGCCGGCCAGTTCCAAAACGTGAGCATCCTCAATCCGAGCGCGACCGCAGCGGTAACAGCGCTGTCCCTCGGCGTATCAGGCGTCGGCGTGACGAGCCCGCAGAACATTCTGTTCCATCGCTATGCCTTCACGTGTGCGATGCCGGACCTGCCGATGGTCGGCGGCGTGGATATGAGTGCACGGGCGAGCAGTAAAGAATCTGGAATGAGCATACGGGTGGTTAGGCAATACACTATTAACAATGACCAGCTGCCCAGCCGGTTTGACTGCCTCTTTGGCTGGGCGCCGCTCTACCAAGAATGCGCGTGCCGTATTGCTGCGTAAATCATGGCAGCCTCAGTCACAGTTACCAACGGCGCGGCGAGCGGGCAGCTCACGGTCAAGCTGCAAACCATCAACGGCGATCCAGTCGGCACGCCTGACGTGAAAGTCGCAGCCGGCGGCAACACCGTCGTCGTCATCAATTTCGATCAACGCATCGTCGTCACTACCACTACACCGTAGGAGCACATTATGGCCGCACCGAATTCCCAACTTTCCACGCCATTGCAGAACCTGTCTGCAAATCAGGCCGTGCGCCTGCTCTGCTATGCGCTCAACGTGTCTGCCAATGCCGTTGCAGATACCGTAATGCCGCTGATCGATACATCGAAGTTCAGCGTGCTCTATGTCATCGTGACGGATACAACGGCGAGCCTTGCGCAGGCCCTTGGGGGGCTCTTTACCGCCCCAGGCGGCACTGGCGTTACCGTCGTCACGGCTGCCGCGCTCTCCGCCGCAACCGATGCGACCATCGTGGTGCAGCAGACTGTGGCATCGACTGCCGTTGTTGCGAACGCGACGAATCTCTACTATCGCGTGACGGTAGTGAATACCGCTCCTGCGAACTTCGACGTATTCGTCTACGGATTTGCGTTTGACAATCTGCCGCAATCTCCGTAAGCCGATCTGATTCCCGCTGACACGATAATCTTTCAGGAGCCACCATGCCAACGACCGGACGCACGCGCGGGGTTGCGACAGCGGTAGATGAGGCGAAAGTCGTCACGTTCAATTATGTGGCCGCGCTGGTAACGCAGAAGTTTTTTACCGCAGCGGCACCCATGCTGGTAGTGGACATCACCGTAACGCCGCGCGTTGCCGGCAACGATGCTGGCGTTGTCAATCTGGCTTTTTTTAAGGCAGCATCTGGCGTTGCCGTTGGCAGCGGAACCGCCATCACGGCAGCGGCAGCGGCAAACCTGAAGGGCACGGCGGACGTGAATCAGGTGCTCACTCTGGTATCCGATCCTGCCGCACTCACGTTGCAGGTAGGCGACTCGCTCGGCTACGTGCTGACCGGAACCGCCACGCTTGCCGTTGGCTGCGTGACCGTGACCCTTGAACCCGCATGATCGCGTTCAATCCTACCGGAGCGCTCCTGAGTTTTACTGCTGCGGTAGTCCCGCCCACGTCGGTTCAGGCGTTGAGCTTGAACGGCGTTCAATGCCCGCAGGTATGTCTGACCAACGCTGACGGTGCGATCGATTGCGTAGTCGGATGGGGCGCAACTGACGCAGCCGCCAAGTACGCAGCGCTCAATCCGACGATCTCGCTTAACAGCTACTATCTTCTGGCGCGCAGTCAGGTTGTCGTTACCACCGGCGACGATATGTTTTTCTCAGGCGCGACAAGTTCTGCGACCGCAGCGATAAAGGTGCAGGGCGGCTTAGGTATCTAGCACCATGCAGGCGCTCGATCTCTGCACTCGCGCGCTACGCAGCATCGGCGCCTACGCAACGGGCGAACCGATTGACTCGGATGATTTCGCGGATTGTCTGGACACCCTCAACGATATGCTGGCGACCTGGAGCAATGCGACGCTCATGGTGCCCTATGTCTCTGAGATCATCCACACGCTGCAAACCAATCTCGAAAAATACACGCTCGGCCCAGGCGGCACGATAGGCGGCACGTTCACCGGATCAATCGCCGTCGGGCCGCCGCCTACGCTTACTGTTTCCGCCATTCCCCTGGGTAATATCGCGCTCGGCATGACGATAACTGGCGCAGGCGTTCTGCCGGGAACGAAGATCACGCAATTCCAGACAGGCGCTGGCGACATCGGCACCTACACCGTCAACGTCCCGCAAACGGTTGCAAGCGTGGCGATGCAATCATCCTACGAACGGCCGCTGCGGATCAATTCCGGGTTCGTGCGCGTGTCCGGCATCGATTACCAGATTACGCCGATGAATATCGAGCGCTTCGAATTGCTTGGCCTGAAAAAGCTGAACGGGCCTTGGCCGAAAGTCGTCTACTGGCAACCTACCAGCCCGATCAGCAACATAACATATTGGCCCGTTCCGGGCTCTGGCGAAGTCCACCTATTCGTTGAAACCGTGCTCCAGGGATTCACCACGCTCTCCGATACCGTGAACCTGCCGCAAGGCTACGCGCAGGCGATCCGCTGGAATCTCGCGGAACAGTTGCTCCCTGAATACGGCAAAGGCGGAGAAGTCGCGCAGATCATCACAAAGCACGCGGCAAGCTCGCGTGCGTGGGTGAAAAGAACAAACATGATGCCCCCGCAGGTGATGAGTTTTGATCCTGAATTGCTTGGCAGGCCGGGGCGCGTTGGCGCCGACTTTATCCTTCATGGCGGCTTCCTGCCGTGACGCACGCCGAACTACAAGCCGGGCTTATGGCGGCAATGAAGGCAGAAGCGCCGCTTACGCCGGATCAGGCGATTGTCTGCGCGAATGCGGTACTAAAAGATCATCCGAAAGAGAAAAAGGAATTCTGCGACTGGTTCGAGAGGCACAGTACTTATTTGCTTCAAAGGATCAACGGTGCCTAGTTTCGATTTCGTCGGCGCAAGTTACGTCGCCTTTTCGCAGACGCAAAACGATAGCGAGTGCATCAATTTTTTTCCTGAAATCGACACGACCAAGCAACCGGACGAGCGCGGCGTAATCGCCCTCCTGCCAACTCCGGGCCTGCTTTTGCGGCATGAATTCCCCATTGCCGAAGTGCGCGCGCTACACACGCTCCCAGGCGGCGAATTAATGCTCGCGGTAGTCGGCAGCGTGCTCTACAGCGTGACGCAAAGCTACGCAGCGACGGCAGTAGGCACGCTCGCAACCTCGATCGGCATCGTGCATATCGCCGATAACAATTTCGTCGCCATGCTCGCAGATGGGGCGAACCGCTACAGCTACGACTGGCGCGCGAATGTATTCGCGGTGCTGACCGATGGCGCATTTACCGGCGCGGATTGGGTAGACGAAGTGGATAACTTTTTCATCTACAACCGGCCCGGCACGAACCAATGGGGATCAAGTGATGTTGATGTGGCGACATCCAGCCCGCTGAATTTGGGTGCGATGATCGGCGCAGGCGGCAATGTGGTTGCTCTCATTGCCGACCATCGGCAATTGCTTCTGATCGGGGAGCAGTATTCGGAGCGTTGGGTGAATGTCGGGACGTTCCCGTTCCCGTTTGCGATCATTCCGGGTAGCTCGATGCAGCATGGCACCGCTGCGCCGCACAGCATCGCGCGGCTTGGCGAAGGCATCGCATTCCTGTCGCAGGACACGCGCGGCAACGCGACGGTGATTACGTGGGGAGCCGCGATACCTAACCCGCAGCGCATATCGACTTTCGCCGTGGAGCAGGCGATCCAGAGCTATGCGGTCACGAACGATGCCGTTGGATTCACCTACTCGCAGTCCGGGCACGAATTCTACTTCCTCATTTTCCCGACTCAAAATATCACGTGGGTCTACGACCTCGCAACGACGCTATGGCACAAGCGCGCATGGCGCGATCCGCTTGGCGTCTACAATCGGCATCGCGCAAATTGCGTCGCGGTGTTCGGCAACGATATCGTGGTCGGGGACTGGCAGAACGGCAAAATCTATGCGCTATCGCAAACCACATTCACGGACGACGGTGCGCCGTTGCCGTGCCTTCGCCGGTGCAGGCATTTGACGAGTGACCTGCGCCGGCAATTTTTTCACGACTTGCAGATTCAGTTCCAGCCGGGCATGGGGTTGAACGCGGGGCAAGGGTCTGACCCCGAGTGTATTCTGCGCTGGAGCAACGACGGCGGGCAGACATGGGGCAATAACCACGTGTTGAAGCTCGGCAAAATGGGCAAGTACCGCAACCGCGCGATCAAGCGCAGGCTCGGATGGGCGCGCGATCGCGTGTTCGAGATAGTCACTACAGATCCTATTTTCCGCGTGGTGGTATCGGCAAACCTGAATGCTTCCGCCGGGGAAAACTAATGGTAATCGAGAGATATTTTCCCGAGTGCGTGCTGATCGATCCAGATGGCCATATGGCCTATACGTGGATCGCGTATTTTTTGCAGGAGCAGAATAGGGTGGATGGCGCAGGAAGCGTGACTGGGCCTGCGACTTCGACAAGCGGCCACGTCGCGCTCTTTGCCGATCCGTCGGGGCTAGTATTGGCCGATGGTGGAGCGCTCGGCACAGCGGCGTTTCAGCCTACTAGCGTATTTCAGCCGGCCGATGCCAAGCTGACGACCATTGCCGCGCAGCCGCCTGCTCTAACTGCCGGGCCGGCGCCGGCTGGCGGTATAGGAATTGCCGCTGGCGCGTGGTCAAGCGCGGTAGATCGAGATGCGGCAATTGCGCTCCTGAACACGATCAGGACGGCATTAATTCAGAACGGAATTCTGACATGATCGAACCTGCACTCAGTTCCGTCCCGCTCGCCGTCCAGCCGCAGGACTTCTACCGTCACATCGGTAACGTGTTCGTGAAGCGCATGTACCTCGCCGAACGCGGGCAATCGTGCATCGGGCACGCGCACAAGCACGCGCACCTGACCCTCCTTGCGCACGGCTCCGTGCTCATAAAATCCAGCGGCATTGATCTGACTTTCTACGCCCCTGCGTTTATCGACATCGGCGCAGGCGAGCATCACCAGTTTGTTGCACTTACCGACGAAACGCTGCTCTATTGCATCCACGATACCAAAGGGCTCGATCCAGACGACCTGGGCGAGCCATTTATCGAGAAAGCGGGGTAACGCCATGCCATTCGCGCTAATTGCAGGGGCAGGCATCGTCGGGGGATTACTCGGCGCTGTTTCATCAAGCCATGCGGCCGATCAGGCTGCCGGCGCCGCGAATCAAGCGACGCAGACGCAACAGCAGATGTTCAACACGATCAACCAGCAGCAGTCCCCGTATCGGCAGGCTGGCTATAACGCGCTCTCCGCGCTCGGGACCGGATTTGGTGCAACGGGCGCGGGTGGTTTCCCGTTCGATTCCACGGCTGGAACTGGCCTGTCAGATGGTTCGCAGACTGGCTCAAATGCATTCAGCGGCATCGCGCCGGGGCAGTTCACGCACCAATTCAATGCGGCCGACCTGAACGCGAATCTTGCGCCGAACTACCAGTTCCAGCTCGGGCAGGGTCTAGGAGCGGTGCAGAACGCGTCGAATCTGCAAACCGGATTCAGCGGAAATACCTTAAAAGGCATCAACGATTACGCGCAGAATTTCGCTGGCGGCGCCTATCAGCAGGCATTCCAGAATTACAACCAAAACCAGTCGAATATCTTTAATCGCTTGGCGAGCATCGCCGGGCTCGGACAGACGGCGAATCAAACAACGGCGCAGACAGGCGCCACGATTTCTGGCAACGCGGCGCAGTCCCAGATTGCGAGCGGCGCGGCCCAGGCTGCTGGTACTGTGGGCACCGCGAATGCGCTTGCCGGCG